CACCGCGATCAACGGCCTCAAGTTCCCTAACACGGCTGGCGAAAACATACAGATGTACCAGATTAGTCGGCAGCTTGCAGACGAAGAGACGGGCATACCATCTATCATGCACGGTCAGACGGGTGTGACAGGCACCGGACGCACGGCAGCAGGACTGTCGATGCTGATGGGATCAGCCGGACTATCCATGAAGACTGTGATAAAGAACATAGACGATCACTTACTGAAGCCTATCGGTGAAGCATACTTTCAGTGGAACATGCAGTTCAACGAACGGGTAGAAGAAATTAAAGGTGACTTAGAGATTAAACCTCGCGGTGTAGCAGCCGTGATGCAGAAAGAAGTGCGCACACAGCGACTGACTTCACTGCTACAGACTGTAGCTAACCCTATGTTGGCTCCGTTTATTAAGATACCCAACCTCATGCGCGAACTTGCCATAGCACAGGACATCGATCCTGACAGCTTGGTAAACGATCAGAACGAAGCTCAATTGTATGCAAAGATGTTACAAGGAATGATGCAAAATGCTCAACAAGCAGCAAGCCAAGAAGCTGGCTCCGCTCCTCAACAACAAGGAATGGGGGCTAATGGTGGAGTATCTGGGGGAGTTGAAGGAACTGACAGTGAGGGGTCTGGCAACGGCACAATCGGAGTCGGAACTGCGCCAAGCGCAGGGGAAGCTGGTTTTACTGGAAACGCTCCTTCAGTTGAAGGATAATTACGGAAAAGTAATCGAAAATGGCTAACGGACAAACAACCCAAAACACCCCGTTTTTCAATCCTGATCCTATATCACAACAGGATTATTTATCAGGTCCAGTAGATTTTTATAGTCAATCTCTTGGACAGTCTACGGGTATTCAGACTACAGATTCTGATGACGACAAGGATGAAGATAAAGAAGAAATTACTACCCCAAATATATTTGCTCCAGTAGGTGCAGGTCAAGACGGTAAAGAAGATTTGGTTATGTCTTCTCTTGCAATGGGGCTTGAAGATCCCGGTAGTTTCAAAAGTTTTGGAGTCGCTGATGTAGCAGATAGTATAAAAGCTGATCCTTACACCGATGCAGGATTATTTTCAGAGCAAACTGGTGATCTTGTGCAAAGTTTTGGTAAAGAGTTTACTTCTAATATAGATCACATAAAAAAAGAAATAAGTAGTCTTAGTAATTTTTTAGATATAAATCTTGGAACAGGTGTTCAAATGGATAAACCTTTTGGTAAAGGTAAAACATCCGTTACGATGCCCCCAGCAGTTGGTTTTGCGATGGGACCAATGGCAACAACTTTCGGTGGTCTTGCGGCTCTTAGTGGCGCAGCAAACATGGCAATACAGAAACAAAACGCTGCCATATTCAAAGCAACAGGTGCTGGATTTATTGGAGAATATAACGGGTCTATGGTTAGCCGTAAACCGGGTACTCTTATGTATAGTGGAAATTTTGATAACAAAGAAGCAATGGCTGCACGAGAGGCTATAGCTAAGGGATTTATTCCCGGTACACTTGAAGCGGAAAAATGGGACGGCAAAAAGTGGGGTCAGGCTACAGGTAAAAAACCTATGCTCTTACAAGATGGCAAAGACATGAGGGCAGCAGGGGGAACTTACGACCCAGAAACAGGCAGTTTTATTACACTAGATGGAAAAGGTGCAGCTATGGGGACAATGGCATCTGCTCAAGCTATGGCTAACAAAGTTGATGCCTTACTTGGCACGACGGGATTGATGGCTGCTGAAGACGTAAATACAATACGCTCTCAAGTAGACTCAAATATTTTTGGTACAGTAACAGGTAAAAACTTTGAACAAAGATATAGGGACGAAGTTGTATCCAGAGCACAAACAGCAACAGGACTTAGTTCATCACAAATAAATGACATTTTAGACGGTAGGGATTTTAGTGTTACAGGTTCTGGAACACGAGGCTTAACTAGCAAGGGCTTTAGCACTTTTTCTGATTTCCGGGGAACAAGTGAAGAAGCAACTGGTAATCCTTTAGATGATTACTTCAGTCCAGAGTCTAAAGCAAAACGAGCCGCCAATATGAAGGCTGAACAAGATAGGCGGGATGCAATAGCAGCAAGAGAAGCAAGAGAAGCAGCAGCAAAACAGAGGATGGAAGACGCGATTGCAAGAGGTCGTGCGGAAGGGCGACAAGACGCCAGTCCCGGTGATGATGACTTTGACGCTAGAACAGGTGCAGAAGCTGTTAGAGATACAGGTGGTCCTGATAGAACACGTGGTGGTAGGGATTCATTTTACAGCGAGGGTGGTCGCGTCGGTATGCAAGCTGGTGGCGAAGCTGGTTTTGCCCAGCGTCCAGAGTTTGTCGGCGGCAACGAGACACCAACTGATGGACAAAGCATTGCCGACGACAAGCCACGTGAAGTACCAGAGGGAAGTTTTGTAATCAATGCTGCAGCCGTAGACTTTGCCGGACGCGAAGACATAGAAAAGATGGTTCGTAAAGCCTATGCAAAAGCTGGTGATATGGGACAAACGGGTGTTAGCCAAGAGGTAGACATTGCTGTGTCAGAGGGCGAGGTAATCATACCCCCACACATAGCTAAGATTATTGGCTACGACAGACTGAACAAGATTAACAATCGCGGCAAGAAAGAAATTTCTCGTCGCCAAGAAGAACGACAGCAAGCCTCAGGGGGTGGCTTCATTGGTAGAAAAAAGTTTCATAGCGGGGGTGGTGTAGATCATTCCCATGCTGCTATCGACCCTTCAATTTTAGGGGGTCGTGAAGGTAAAGAATACGGTGATAGTATGACCCAAGAAATATACGAAGAAATATATGCCAGTCCTTTAAGAGCACAACAGCGAAGAAAGTCTCTTACACCAGAGTTTGCTTCTAAGGCTGAAGAAAAAGCATATAGGCAGGGTGTTGAATTTGGTGACAGAGAGGTGTTTGCTGACATACTGGGTAAAACAAACTTCAACGCTCTCATACAGGCAGCAGCTAGAGATACACGAACTTTGAGTGACACAGTTACAACTCTAAGACCCAATGAGATGATAAAATATCCATATGGTAATAATGTACTAGGACTCTATTCAGGTAGAGGGTTACGTGAGTATACACCGCCTCTAAGTCATCCCACTTATTATGGGGATAAAGATAAGGTAAGCTTTGATGAAAGGTATGATAGGTACAAGGCTGCTCAAGAACCTAAAATAACAGACAGTAGTATTGTAATGCGAAGTCCAACAGAATTTGGAGGAACGGCACAATCTAGCAGACATTCCGGTTCGTATAACGCAACTTTAGCGCATGAATTGATGCACAAAGGGGCAGATATACTTTTAAATATTCCTGAATATAGTGCGGGTACTGTGCTGCAAGATATATTTAAGGGTCTAGAAGAAGTTGGGGATGCCAGTTCAATGTTACCAGCACGAAAGGGTGCAGAAAGTGCAGAACATAGATACATTGTTGGTGTGGTAGGCCAAGCGTATATGAAGAGTGCAATGGAAAGTGCACTAGGCAATTTTGAAAAGTCTCAAAGAGCACCAAAAGGTTTTGAAGATTCTTTTAGTAAACTGTCAGATTCTGACCGCGCAAATGAAATGAAAAGACTTTTTGCGAAAGAAATGAACAGAGTGTACTACCTATATCTAACTCCAGACCAAAAAGACCAACTGATTCAAGAAAATCCTACAGTGCTTGCTCCTTTTTCCATAAACCCTGAAAAACATACCGGAGGATTTTTTGGAAAGGCAGAAAGAAGTTCAGAAAGCAACATAGGATTTAAAGATAACGTAGAGAACATACCCCTTGAGGATGTTGCTAAAGCTTATCAATCTTTAAACAGACTTATGACAGAGGACTACGCGACACAATTATTTGAAAAAGCAGCGGTAAAAGAACCCTATGTAACACCTCGCATAGAGTCAGGTAATAAACCATATGCTCCTCGCAGAGAACCTTCTGAACCAGTTTATGAACGCGGCTTCCTAGATAAAATGCTAGGTGTAACACCTGCGTACTAATCCGCTGGCTACCCGCAACGCGGCCCCAGCACAACCGACGCGGCTACCCACAGCCATGTGGCCCCGCAATATGAGGTAAATAAAATGGCAAAAGCAAGAGGCCACCGTGCCAACAAAGCAAACGACTCTTTCGGAACAATCAATAACGACGCTCTATATAAAGGTAAATACAGAGACGAAGTATATAAGGAAGAAGACGAAGAGTCAAACGTGGAAGCCCAAGAAGCTGACCCTGTAGAAGAAACAGCCACTCAGCCAGAAGAAACGGGAAGTAGTTTCGTAGAAGCTAAGAAAGAGCCAAGCGAAGACCACGACTACAAGAAGAGGTATGACGATTTGAAACGTCACTACGATTCAAAGGTATTAGAGTTCAAGGGTGAAATAGAACAACTCAAGGACATGGTTAGCAAGCCTAACGCATCTATACCTAACAACGTACCCATGCCAAAGACACTGGAAGAACTTGAACAATTCAAGAACGAATACCCAGAAGTGTTTGATGTGGTGCAGACAGTTTCAATGATGCAATCCGAATCACAGGTCAAAGAACTACGAGAAGAACTAGGTACTATCAAAGAACGGGAAAAGGAACTAGAAAAGCAAAAAGCTTACGAGCAATTGCTTCGTGCCCACCCAGACTTTGCTACCCTAAAAGAAGACGAGACGTTCCTTTCGTGGCTTGAAGACCAACCAAGCTCAATATCGGACGGTATTTACAATAACAATACCGATGCGAAATGGGCGGCACGGGTCATAGACCTCTACAAAGCTGATAACAACATCAGCAAAAAGAAGACGACCAAACCAAGTAAAGCACAGGATGCGGCAGCAGCCGTAACCCGTCAACAAGCCAAAGAAGTTGCAACAAAGGAAGTAACAGGCAGGATTTGGAAATCTTCTGAAATTGCCCGACTCAAGCCGTGGGAGTTTGAAAAGCTAGAAGCTGAACTCGACCAAGCACGGAATGAAGGGCGAATCGACTTAAACTCTTAAACCTCAAAAAGAAGGGATCGAACTATGGCTTTCGGTACTGCTGCGGGTTATGGAAACCTGCCTTCCGGTAATTTTGCACCGGAAATTTTTAGCCAAAAAGTTCTCAAGTTCTTTCGTCGCGCTTCGGTTGTCGAAGATATTACGAATACCGACTATGCTGGCGAAATTGAAAACTTTGGCGATACGGTTCGTATCATTAAAGAACCTACCGTAACAGTTGCCTCGTACACACGTGGCTCTGTAGTGAACCCACAAGACTTGGCTGACGATCAGATCACAATGACCGTTGACCAAGCCAATGCGTTCGCATTCAAAATCGATGACATTGAAGAGCGTCATTCGCACGTAAACTTTGAAGCACTTGCCACCTCTTCAGGTGCATTTGCTCTGAAGCGTAAGTACGACAAGACTGTTCTTCAGGCTATGTCTGACGGTGCTGGTATTGCAGCTTCTGCTGTAACTGGTACAACTCTGACCACGACTGCTGCTGCTGGTACTATCGGTACTGCAAACGCACCAATCAACATTGAGACAGACGATGCTGGTATCAACCTGATGCTTGCAATGGCTCGTCTCCTTGACGATGAGTCTGTGCCAGAAGAAAACCGCTGGTTTGTTGCACCACCAATCTTCTATGAGAAGGTGTTCCAAGCTGGTAACAAGATCGCTGAAGTGCAGGTAACTGGTGATGCCACTTCCCCGCTTCGTAACGGTCTGGCAACTGTCGGCACTCTTGCTGGCTTCCGTTGCTACAAGTCAACTGCCTTGAATAGCACAGGCGGCACTGACCAAGTGACTTTGACTGACGCATCTGCAACTCTCGCAACCGACGGTTCTGAGAACATTGTTCTTGCTGGTCACATGTCATCCACTTCTACTGCTTCGCACATTGCAAAGACAGAAGTGGTTCGTTCAACCGAATCGTTCTCCGACGTTATTCGTGGACTTCACGTTTTTGGGCAAAAAGTATTGCGCCAAGAAGCGATTGTTCGCGGCGTTGTAGACTTCGCGTAAGGGGGGC